GAATAAGTAAGTTATTTTCAGCTCAAGCTATAGCTGTTGCTATAATGGCTGGTGCATTAGAAGCAGCTAAACTAATAACTGCAACTTATTTACATCGATATTGGAAGTATCTTAATTTATTATTTAAAACATATTTAACTAGTGCTGTTGTAATTTTAATGTTTATAACATCATTAGGCATATATGGATTTTTAACTTCTGCATATCAAACTACTGCAAATGATTTATTTATAATGGATAAACAAATAGCTGTAATTGAAATGAAAAAACAAAGATTTCAAGATCAGTTAAATGGTTATACAAATGAAAAAGTTATGTTAGCTAATTCTATATCAGAATTAACTAAAGGTTTATCTAATAATAAAATACAATATCGAGATAAAGAAACAAATCAAATTATTACAACTACTTCATCTTCTACAAGAAGAGTTTTAACTGCTCAATTAAATGATATGAAAAAAGATCGTAATATAGTTTCAATAAAGATTGAAAAATTAACAGACTCAATTACGTCATATGATTTAAATATATTAGATATTGAATCAAATTCAACAGTTACTGCAGAAATTGGTCCTTTAAAATATGTTTCTGAACTAGTAGAGAAACCAATGAATCAAGTAGTAAATTGGTTTATATTAATATTCATATTTGTATTTGATCCATTAGCAATAGTATTATTAATTGCTGCAAATAAAGCGTTTGATATAAAGTCATTAACAACTAAAAAAAATATATATGGAGAAACTGTTGATAAAGACACATTTAGACCTCCACATCCATCAGACGCTGAAGAGTGGGATGAAGATGGTATAGATAAACGAATGGATATAATTGGCCAAAATGGAAATGATGGATTACATTATGATGAAACTGATGACAATGATATCCCTCCGACACGACAAGGTCCTAAGGGGATCCTGTCTCCTTCGTTACACTACGAACATCAATTAGAAATAATTCAAAAAAGTAAAACAACAAAGAAATTACAATGTAGATGCGAAAATTGTACTAATATAGTAGAAGTTGCTTCAACATCATTGTCTGTTATATGCTCCTTATGCACATTTAAAATGGCAGAAGGTATATTGGAATATTCCAAATAATTTATTATAATATAAATAAAAATATGTTAGAAGCAGAAAAAATTAAATCCAACTGGGATGAGTATAGAAATAGAGTTAATACTTTATTTCCAGAAAGAGCAGACAAATTAAATAAATTATATGATGAATATGAAGACAGAATTGTAATGATGCCTGCTTCGTCAGTCGCACATTATCATAATGCATTTGCAGGAGGATATATAGATCACGTTCTTAGAGTAATGGATTGTGTAGAAAAATTATATAACTCCTGGGAAAGTATGGGATCAGATATGTCTGGGTATGAATATAATGAAATGATGTTTGCTGCTATGCATCATGATTTAGGAAAATGTGGGTTTCCAGGAAGTGGGAGAGAAGTATACCAAGTTGAAACATCAGATTGGCATAGAAAAAATATGGGAAGGATGTATAAGCATAATGAAAATATTCCTTTTAGTATGGTACCAGATCTTTCAATATATTTACTTCAAAAATATCAAGTTCAAATGTCGTGGAATGAATTTCAAGCTATTAGAATCCATGATGGAATATATGATGATGCTAATAAACCATATTTTATTGCAAGATCAGCACAAGCTAAATTAAAAACTAATTTGCCATTATTATTACATCATGCAGATCATATGGCTTCACAAATAGAATATGAAAGATGGAGAAGTCTTAAAAATAATTCTCCAAAGCCAGTTTCACCAAAAGCAAAAGCTACTAAAAAAAGTGCTTTAAAGAATCTAGCAGAACAAAATCCTAAAATTGATAAGTCTATTGTAGATATTTTTAGTGATTTTAAAGAAGATAAAAATTAATTATGAATTCATTATTAATATTGTGTATTGTGTTATTGTCAGGTACTGTAGCATATTTTATATATAGAGCATATATTTTAGCTGGGGTTTTTTCTGATTTAGAAGAATATACAAAAGAATTAGAAGACATGACTCAATATATGTATACAAAAATAAGTGATACTCATAAAGAAATGAAACAAATTGACAGATTAGGAGCTTTTGAAAAAGATGATGAAGCTGGAACTACATTTGCAATGTTAAAAGATGTTATTGATAATTTAGAAGAAGAATTTAATGGGAAGAAAAAAGAAAAAGTCAAATAGATATTGGACTAAAATTACAGAAGGATCTATATCAGCATATAACAGATCTTCAGAACATCGGGTATTAAAAGAAAAAATATATAGACGATTTATATTTCCTGCTTTTATGAAATTATCAGAAAATCTTATTAATAAAATGAAGTGTGAATATATTGATTCATCTTTCAAAGACTTGCAAACTGATTTAGTTACATATTTAACTATTAGATTAGATAAGTTTAATCCAGATGCAGGAAGAGCATATTCATATTACACCCGTACATCATTTAATTACTTAATTGCTGAAAATCAAAAAGGATATGCAAAACTAAAAAAAGAATCAGAACCAATAAATATTGATGAACAACGAAATGTCATGACTGAAATGCATAACACCGAAATGGCAGAAACATTAAAATATTTTATGGATGCATATGTTGAGTATTGTTATAATAATATAAATTTTATATTTACAAGTCAAACTGATATACATGTAGCTGATTCTATATTACATATCTTTGAAGAACGTGAAAATATTGAGCAATTTAATAAAAAAGCTTTATATGTATTTATACGAGAGCGTACCGGATTAGAAACAAATAATATTACAAAGGTAATAAAAGTTTTAAAACAAATATATTCAACAAAGTTTTTAGAATATGAACAAACTGAGTTTGTGAATTTACCCTTCTAATATTTATATTAAAAGGAGTCCATATTATGGATGTCAATGATCATTTATTTAAAGATAAAAGTTTTTCTGATTTAATGTCAGATGTATATCACAATTCCAAAAAGAAAGATAGACAAATTAATCAACTAATATCTCAATTACAACCATTAATTCGTACAGCATCTGATGCTACTATTATAGTACCATTAATTAAAGAATATCTAGATGTTGCTGTTAAAAATGATGATCATTTAGTAAAGTTAACCGCAATTGTACAACGATATATATCAACACAACAAACTATAACTGGAGAAAATTCCTTATTAAGTGAAGATGAAAAGACTCAATTATTAAAAATTGCTGAAGATGAGTTTGAAGAAGAATTAACAGATGAAATTGATAAAATTCAAAATGAAGATAAAGAATTACAAGAAAAAATTAACAATGTAAAAGAGTCATTGGAGAAAAACAATGATAGTTAATTTTTTATTAGCAGAAGTAATAGAAAATACAGTAACTGACACTTATAAGTATGATTCGGATGAAGTTAATAATGTATCTACTATATTAGTTCGAACATATGACGAAGATAAAGTTCAAGAATTAATTTGTAAGCCGGCAAATGCTAGAAATAATGAAATACCTTTAGTAGGAGAACATGTATTAATATTTCAAGGAACCAATGAATTTAGTACTGCTGATAAATTTCGAAGACAATGGTATTATTTTCCAGCATATAATGTACAATCGGATATAAATAATAATGCATTACCTGGTATTGCAGAAATTCAAACTTCAAACGTTAATGCAACTGGCACTCAAAATGATTTAGGAAAATCTTTTAAAGAAAAGTCAATATCTAAACTACAATATTTTGAGGGAGATTCAATTCTAGAAGGACGATTTGGTAATAGTATCAGATTAGGAAGTACTGTTAATAACGGACATTATACGTTAAAACCTACCTGGTCTAGTACTATAGACGGAGATCCTATAATAATAATATCAAATAAACATTTAGATAAAGATAATAAAGAATTTACTATAGAATCATTTAAAAATGACTCATCTGCATTTTATTTAACATCAATGCAACAGTTAACTGATTTAAAATTACATCAATCGCCTACTAAATCTGAAAATGTTTCTAAATTTAAAGGCTCACAATTAGTTGGAGATGCAAATAGAATAATTTTACGAGCTAAAACCGATTCTATTATCTTAGATAGTCCTAATAGAATAACATTAGGAGCTCCTGAATTACGAATTGGTAAAGAAAATGCAGAACATCCTTTAGTAAAAGGTGATATTTTAAGAATGATACTAAATGATTTAATTGCAGTAATTAACGCAGGTTTTATAGGTCCTGCAGGAATGGTTTCAGTTCCATTACAACAAGGTAAATTAATAAAATTATTAAACAATATTGGCAAGTTAAATAGTGTAAATCACTATTTTGATAAATAAGAAAGAAGAAAGTTATGGCAATTTCCGCCCCATTAGACAGAATACCAGCATTACCATCAATAGCTGTTGGTTTATTAATAGATCAAATAAATAAAGCAATAGGAAAAATACAAAAAGCTATAGAAGATACAATTTCTGCAGGAGCAAAACTTCCAGATAATTGTGATTGTGATGATCCTAGGATACAAGATTTATTAGAGCGAATTAAACAGATACAAAAAATGGTTGCAGCAATATTAAAAATACTACCAATAATTGATAAAATTGTTAAATTATTAAAAACATTATTACGAATAGCAAATGCTATTAAAGTTTCTATATTTTTTACCCCAATAGTAGGACAAGCTGCTTTATTATCCGAATTAGTTGCAGTTCAAAATATGCTTTTAGCAAATGCAGGAACAGCTGTTAAACAATTATCAACTATTCCAACATCAGTAAATACATCATTACAGTCGACTTTAGCTAATTTAGCAAATGTTGCAATAAATTTAAGCTCTAGATGTGGAGATCAAGTAAATGGAGATAGTGACGGTAGTGGAGATTTAGTTACTAACCAAGATTTGCAAAACGCTATTAATGCCCATGACTTTTCTGATAGTGTTCCTGAAACTCCTCCGGTCGGAGAATGGAAACTTATTGACGATGGAGGCGATGGAGATCCTATAGATCCTAAGCCTGGAGTGCCTCCTTCTCCTAGAAGTCCATATACTGATGCAAATGGAAATAT